ATTAGCTGGGTATATGGGTCTTTTAATACCTAAGCTATCTATCCAGGATATTTTAGTGTAATTAACGTAGTCTTGAGGTATTATAACGCTAAGACTATTAGGTATAGTTAGCTCTTGTGATTTAACTGTTCTAAGAGTATCATAGCTTAGCTCTTGCAAGCCTCTTTTAGCGTGAAATATAATGTCTGTTCTCTTAGCGCTTGGTATTAGCTTACCTGTACCAACATACGCCACCTGAAAGTTATTTATAACCTCTGACAGTTTAACGTGAGAATAGCTATCATAATTATCCTCCACAGTGTTTCCGTAAGCATCGTTATTCCCGTAATTACCTCCTGTGTTCTTTTTTAATTGAACAACTATGTAACTACCAGCTGCTATCGATGCAGTAATTGTTATCTTATTTTCATCTACAGTATACGCTGAAGTATATTCAACAAAACTACCTGGCATACCATCCGCGCTAGTATATAGTTTGAAATTATTTAAAGCGTAGTCAGTGTCATTTGGATCATACTTATAAAAAACTAGATTCGTGTTAAAGCTAGTTGTAAACTCTTGATTAGGCGCTGTAGTTGAGGCAATAAAAAACTGAGTTCCTTCGTAGTACTGTTGATTAGTTTCTGTTATAAGGCCCATTCTTTATTATGATTTTTCGTTTATGTTTTCTTGTTGTATTTTTTGTGAAGCAACTTGTATTACGGTTGGATCTTTTATTATCACGCCAGCGTAGACAAGTATACCCAATATTACTTCAACCTGCTCTGATGGGTGTAATTCAAAATCTATAGAAGCACCAGAGTTATATAAGTATTGACCCAAGCTACCTACAGTGTAATTCCACTCTATATTAGCTGGCTTCTTTATGTATGAAACCTGTATGTTTGAAGTGATTGTAGTTGGCTCAACATATATCTTAGTGTCTTCGTATAAGAAGACTGGATATTGTTTTGTAGCATTTATTAATGGTGACTTTTTAACTAAGTACCATTCGTTTCTTTCGACTTTCTGAACTTCGGTTATATCATCATATATAACTGTTCCTAATCTATAAAAGTCTGTTAGTGAAGATGTTGTGAAGTGATCTGTTGAAAACGTAGGTGTTTCTATTCTCTTGAATACATCTATTTTTTCTTCGGTACCCTTGACTCTGTTACCGTATTCACTATCGTTTTCTGGCACGCGTAACTGTTGGTTTAAGTCACTCATGTATCTTTCAAATATATTTAACTGAACTTGAGTACCAACTTTATTAAACTCATCTGGAGTCATATAGCCTCTCTGTTGCTGGTTTAATATTAGCAACACAGTCTTATATACAGTATCTACATTTATAGCCATTGTTTATTTTTTTATTATAATAAATGGAGGCAGTATTTCTACTACCCCCTATTATTAATCACTTGTTAATTTAGTTTTTTCTCTATAGATCTAAATACTTCTACACCTTCGTCGGTTTTAAAGTAAGCAGCCATAGCAGAGTATGGATTCTCATCAAAAGGAACTGTCATAAGTTTTCTACCGTTAGAACCCCAGTTGAAAGTTCTTTGATCTTGAGATAGTTTAATGATACCCATTTCAGCAGCTACAATAGCTACGTTTCTAAGTTGAACATTGTCGTCATTAGCTAGTTCCATAAATAGAGATGGATTATTCCTAGCGAATAACATAAGATCTCTTTTTAACTCCTTAGAACTCATGTTACTAACTTTAGAACCTAATTCAACTCTTAATATAGCCTCAGCTTGATCAATGTCCATTTCTCTAGCAGCATTTAAAGCATCTATTTGAAGATCTAGTATATCTAAATCATCTTCAGCTTGTTCAACAGCACTAAACTCTTCATATTTTTTTCCTCTTAGAGGGTGATATAAAGATAATAGTTTTTGTAAACTTTGTTTTTCCTTAGGTACTTTTAAATCTCCATCTCTAAATATAATATGTCCAAGCGTAACCTCCCCTTTTTGTTCATCAACGAAAGGTGAGTCTTGATTAGTTGCATATCTTATTTCCCTAGACTTACCTGTTTTTTCATCAAAATAAAGTAAAGCATGCTTTCTAGTATGCCTACCTGGTATAGTGTCTGTTAATGGTGATCTATTGCCTTTTAAAAAATATACCCTATCTTTAATTTCCCATTGTGGTTTCGAGGGTGTTTTTGTTTCTATAGCAGTTTTAACTGCATTTTCTTGAGTAGCAACCTCAACTTTTTTTGCTGTAGCTTTTTTAGCCATAATATAATATAATTAAATAGTTTAAAATTGTGACAATAGCCTTAGTATATAAATAGTAGGGGGCTAATGTCATATAATAACCCCCACCCGAAGGCGGGGATTTTTATTTATTACTAAATTCCTTTGAACAATACAAAGTTGTTAGCAGCTTGAGTTACCAAACATCTCTCAGATAGGAAGTTTACTTCCATAGCATCTAGAGTAGAAGTTGTAGCTCCACCAGCAGATCCAGTTAACCAAGATTTCATTCTTCTGTCGTCAGCTTGTGAAGCTCTATAACGAACGTGTAAGAATGGTCGTCTTATGTTAGTTCCTAATACTTGATCGTATACTGTTGATGTTCCAGCAGGTACTAATACACCTTCAATAGAATTGATACCAGTGATTGCGCCACGAGTTGAAGCATCGTTTAAGTATTTCCAATCAGTCTTATAGAAATCGTAAGATCCTCTACGGAAACCACTAAATCCTAAGTTCAATGCCATTTCTTCAGAGTTCTCAAACAAACCGAAAGCAGTTCCACCAGATTGTCCAGCAGAGATAGAAGCTAACATGTCATCGAAATCTAAATTTGTTTGACGGTTTAAGAATAACATATTTTCTTCGATAGCACCTTGTGTATCTAAGTTTTTCAATATGCCATCAAAATCGTCAAGACCAGAAGCAGCAGTAAATCCAGTTTGTATGTTACCACGTGTCTCAATAGCTTGGAATAAACCTTGTGTTCCAGGGTTTGAAGCTAATGTTCCAGGTACTTGATTGTACTCACCTTCAACCATTGACATTTCTAAGTAATCCTCAAAACGTAAACGTGTTTCAGATTCAGCTTTTAAATACCATAGAAATCCAGATTGACCATCTTCAGTAGCAACTTCAACCCATCCAATTTGAGCCATATCAGAACCAGATACAACGTATTGGTTTCTAATGATGATTGGTGAGTTAGAGTACTGTGTGAAAGTAGGCTCAACACTTATTCTGTCTCCAGAATTGATTGTAGATCCTTTAGCGTAATCAGAACCGTAAACAAATACCTTTAATCCAGTAGCAGCAAAACCTTGAGTAGTTAAACTAGTGTTTGAATAAGGTTGCACTGTGATAGTTCCAGCAGCACCAGGTACAGAAACAGTTACAATACCTTTAGCTTCTAATCCATTAACTGGATCTAAAACAACTACAGTGTCGTTTACAGAGATAACGTTACTAACTCCTGCTGTAGCAGCTGGATTAATAGTTATCGTAGAAGTTGTGCCAGCAGCGTTAACTTGACTAACACCATCATAAGATATGTGTAATCTGTTTTGCTCAGACCAAATAACTTGATCAGAACTCATTGGCATTTCAGCGCCAACCATTCTTAAAAATCCAGATAACGTTCTGTTTCCATAACGCTCTACTTCAGCTTCGTAGATCTCTGGTAAATATTGCTGTGCGAAAGTGTCAGTGTCTCCAGCACCGGCTCCGCCGTTAAATTGTAGGTAGTTAGTGTTCAATAACTGTTGTGCCTGTGAAGGTACAATACTACCAAATGTAGGAGTTAAACTCATAATTTTTTAGTTTAAGTTAAAATTTCTTCTTTTTAATTTTTAGTTTTGAAGAATCAACGCCACTAATGGACTTAACTTTTAAACCATTTATAAAAGGCTTTGGTGTTGCACTTCTAGCCTGTGAACTTGGATTTTTAGACTTACCAATTATCTCTTTGGTAGCATCTGATTTACCTTGCTCGTAAAAATGATTTATAATTTTGTCTGCATTACTAGCCATAAAAATAGCTTTGTGATAGCCCTCGGGATCAGATACACCACCTTTGTTATCAAGAAATTTTCCTACAAAGTTGTTTATATTTGATTGTTCCTTAGCTAACTTACTTGGATCTTGAACTCCATACCTATATTTTTTATCACTAACTTTAAAATCAAAACCTTTGAAATTTTCAGTGAAATAGTTATTGGTTTTAGATACAAACTCCTCGTGTTGTGTTTGAGCTACTTTTTGATCTTCGTTATATCGGTTAAAAAAGTCCATAGCTTTTTGCTGCTCTTGAGTTACGCCGGGTCTCAACTTGATTTCGTCGTAGTATTTACTCTTGGTTTCCTCCAAAAAGTTTCTAGCTTTCGCAACTTCTTCTTTAAACGCAATCTTCTTTTTGCGTATATCTCTTTCCTCATCAAGATCTTCGTCGTATTCATAATCTTCTAACATTATGCTTACGTCTTCAGCTTCTAAATAAGGCTTTGTTTTTTTATAGTATTCTTTTAATAATGCTTTATCATCAACATTTGAATAATCCGCATTTAATCTAACATAGTCTTCAACCGTTCCACCAGTTTCTTCCATAAAGCTAACAAGCTTATCTATGTTTTCAGGTAAAGGTCTACTTACTTCTTTTAATTCTTCAACAACTTCATTTTTTTCAGTATTTTCATTTACAACAACCTCTTCTTCTTCTGTTACTTCTTGAAGTACTTGCTCTTCATCTGAAACGGTATCTTGTTGTTGTGATACTTCCTCAACCACCTCTTGTATATCTTCGGTTTGTTGATCTGAAGCCACTTCTGTTGTTTCTTGCTTTTTATCGGCATCTTCTTTGGGTATTACAACTTTAGTAGGTTCCTCGTTAACATTAATTAACGGTTCTTTTAAATTAACCTTTACGGTTTGATTTCTCTGATCACCTAACTTTTTTGGTGATTTTTTCTTGGATTTAATTTTAAAATCCCCTTCTTGTTTTACTTCTGACATAATATAATATAATTAAATAATTGTTTTATCTAGGGCCAAAACTCTCTAGCCCAAAGCCACCTAAAACATCGTTACCAGATGATTCAAAATCTTTGGGTAAACCATCTGTTTGCCTTTGACTTATCATCTCGCTTTGTTGTGTTGCTTGTATTTTTGTTCTTTGATCTTTACGATCTTCTTTCTCAACCTCGTTTGTTCTTTTAGCGTTAGCATTTATTTGAGCAAGTTGCATGCTGTAGTTAAACTCCTCAGCCATCAACTGTCTTTTTATTTCAGCCTCTGTTTGCATTCTTTGTATTTCAAACTGTGATTTAGCTTGTTCAATACTAACTTTTTCTTGCGTTAAAGCTTGCTGCTTTTGCACCTCAGCCATAGCTGCTTTCTCAGCTGCTTCAGCATTAGCTTGAGCTTGCATCTGTATATTTGCCTGAGCTTGCTCTTGCTCTCTTTTTATTTTTTGTTTCTGTCTAAGTTTTAAAAACTGATTAGCTAATTTTAAGTTTTTTATCTCCCTTATATCGATAGCATCTGAAAGATCTATAGCTTGAGTCTGCAGAGCAACTTGTATGTTTTGCTCAAGTAAAGCTTTTTCCTCGTCTTCAGGTTCTAACTCTAAATATATACCAAAATCATGTAGCTGTAAGTTAATTAATTCTTCTAGTGTATTAGTATTAAATGTACTTATAGAATTAGTTAAAGAATTTCTAGTTAAAGGGTTTTGTAATACATCAGCCATTTTAAGACTTATATTCTCACAAGTTCTTTTAGTTATGTATAATAAAGAATCCATTAAATGTTTAGTAGCTACGTTTGAAGCGTTAGCTGCCATTTTTTGTAAACCAACTAAAGCATCTTTATCTGGAGTACTACCATCTCTTGCTTCATTTAAACCGGTTACGTCACGTATCATTTGTAAGTAATACTGATAAGTACCTATTAAGCTTTGTATTTTTTGTTGACCTGAAGAACTGTTTAATTCTTGAATAGGTATTTTACCCCTGTTTAAGTCACCGTCTTGAGTTAAACTTCTACCTACAACAGAACCTGTTTGAAAATACATATTTAAAGCCTCTGCTGGGTTGTATTTTGTTCCATTACCTAAATCAACCTCAGATAAACCGTCCATATCTAAAAATACACCATCTGGAACTATTCTAGACATAACCTGTTGCAATTTGTAATGCGTTAGGTTTATCATGTCAGCAAAACCAGTTACTCTACTAACTATTGATTCAATTCTACCTTTATAGGTTCTAGGTGCCGATATACAGTAGTTCATTAAAACTTTAGTAGTGTCAGCAGCTGGTCTAGTCATATTCTCAGCCATCTTCCACTCCATCATAATGTTTGTACCTAAAACTTTAGCTCCAGTATATAAAACCTCTATTGTTCTAGATATTCTTTCAAAATTATCGTTTTCAGGTGGATTAAATGTATCTGGTTTCTCTAATGTCTTTTCTAAACCTTGATCTGTCTTTTTTACTTTAAAAACCTGGTCAATATATGTTTTGTATTCAAAATACATAACCTGAACAGTATTCTCGTCGTAGTTACCCCATCCAGTAACATACTGTCCGTTACCAGGTGTCTCCTGTATTCTTTTTAATTCATCATTGTCAATATCTGGAAACTGCTTTTTTAATTCAGGTATTGTTATAGGTTTTACCTCACCTACATAATATATATCTTCAAAGTTTGGATCCTCTGTGTAAGAGTATACCATATAAGCTGGATCTACGTAACTTGTTATTATTCCTTCAGCATCATTAAATCTAGTCTTGCTACATCCAATACCTATAGTTGTTAAATCATAAGCTATTCTTTTCTTTGTTTGATCGTATTTGTTAAAATCTAAAACATTATTTATAGCTTCTTCTTCAGCAACCTCTACATTTTGCTTGTAAGTCATTTGAAGATGAACATCTAGCTCTTCTCTGCTCTCCGGCAAAGATTCTAAGTCGCCAGTTAAAGACATGTCCATTCCTAAGTTCTCCTTTATATTTACTAGCGCTTTTTTTGTATTCATATCTCTTTCAACAGCAGCAGCGTAATCTGTTCTACTTTTTACAGAGAAAGGATCTTGAGCAAAAGCAGACAACTCGTATGACTTACCAGACATACCGTTAACAACTATATCTACGAACTTAGATATAACAGGTACTGGTGTCCAGTCTAAGTTTAAGTAAGACAAATCACCGTTTATAGCTAATTCATCTTTATATTTCTGAACACTCTGCTCTCCTCTAGCGTAAAGTCTTAGATTGTGAAAGCTATTCCAGTTGTTTAAATATCTATTACCTCTAGTTCTACCTTGCCCAAACCACTCAAGCTCTATAGCTCTAGATACTTGTAAACCGTAGTCGAAACTAGACTTTTCCTCGGCGCTAACAACTTGGCTAGGAAAAGAACTATTAGTATTTGTTTGTATTTTCATTTACGTTATTATTTTAGAAACAGAACCTCCGTTATCATATCTTTTAATACCTAAATCAACACTTATTGCTTGTCTTTTAGCAACAGGTCTATATTTGTTTTTATTGCAAGCCATTATAGCTAAACCAGAACTTATAGATGGATCATGCTTTGTTCTATTGTTTATATCAAATCTAGACCAATCTTGTAGTGTTCTCTGAAAGTACATATTACCATAACCTTGATCATTCGCGCCTACGTAGTTATCAATGTATGTCTCTATGGCTGCAGCATGCGCTTGCTTCATATCTTGACTAGAGTTAGGTACTCCACCAACTTCTTTTTCTGTTAAAGATAAACTATTATATAACTTATCAGGTCTGTTCATAGAAAAACCTCTATAACCTCTTCTTTTTAAGTAATACAAAAATCTAGGTTTATTATTCTCAGCTAAAACAGGCATGCCATAAAAAACAAGCGCCATCAATATCTCTTCAAAAAATATCTCAGCAGTTTGAGGTCTAGCTATGTACTCTAGAAAGAATTGATTAATAGGTGCTTCGTCCATGTGCATTTTAGTTAATCCCGATAGCGCACCGTTAGAGCCTTTATTATCAACTGTTCCTGATATATCATAACTATCTAAACCAAAAGCACCTATGTGCTCGTTTCCAGGGTGTTTAATACCTCTGTGGTTTTTTATTACATTATTCTGCAAATGCACATCAGGAACCCAAGAAACTAAAAACCTACCGTCTTTATTGGGTGTGAATACAACTCTAGTATCTTTGACACCATTCTCCCATTGAAAACTACCTTTAGTTAGAACGTTAGTATTCATCAAGTCGCCATTATAGTCAATCTGCTCGTATATTTTAGTTAAGTTAAATAAAGAGTTTTTTGCTTCGTCTCTAAAAGCGTGATCCTCTGTTCTAGGAAACTGCCTGTAAAGTTCGTTTAAACCGTCTTGATCGTCTTTTAAACCATCAACTTCATTCTGCCAGTGCTCTATTACACCTAAGTCTATTAGCGAACCATCTGGACCTTCAATTGGTTTTTCTGGTGTGTTGAATACAGGAAATCCAAAAGAATCAATGTATCCCTCGTAGTTCCACTCCATAGGTATGAACAAAGAATATAATCCTGAACTAGTCTGTCCATTGGCGTTTCTTTTATCAACATTTGATGCATAGTATAGTTTTTTAAAATTATTACCACCTTTATCTAAAGCGTTAGAGGTGCTACCCATCATGCATTTACCTATAATTTTTCTACCTAACCTTAAACAGGTTTTTGTTACTCTCCAGTTATTTCTAATATTGTTAGGTCTCTCCCATTTACCACTCTCATCGTGGGCTAGTAGTTGTAGTTTTTCCCCATCGTACGAGTTGTCCCCCGTGTTTTTCCAGTCGATTGTCGTGTCGAGACCGGTAATTTCTTGTACTTTCTCGTTTGTATCGAGCTTCCGTCTTGTAAGCTTCGACGCCGGGACTCTGTAGGCAAGCTCTGTCTTCGGCCTGTCCATACCGTCTTGGATCGGTTTGAAGAAGAACGGGTAGTTGATTGATATTGGTACAACCTTGTCGGTGAACATCTTCTTAGCATCGGGGCCAGATTTGGACAATATCCCAAAACGTGAGTCGGTTGATATTGTGGCTTTGTTGACAATTTCCCCGGAAGCCATGAACGAAAAACCCGAGCGTCTGTTCTTGAGATAGCACATACCGTAACACCTTGCATCTGCTTTACACGCCTCCCAGAATATGTAAAATAACCTATTTGATTCTCTAAAGTCTGGCTGCCCAACGTCAATTTTACTCCACTGCAAGTACATGTAATGACTGCCAGTAATATAGCTAGGTTTATCTTTGTTAATAAACCAGAAACCTTTATCTCTTCTTTCAAACTCATTATCTATATATTCATACCAGTTTTCTTTAAAACTACTTGGTCTCTCGTCCCAATCAAAAACAGATTTAATTCTACTTAAATCTTTAGGGTAATCAAATCTAGTCCATTTTTTGTTATCAAACTTAAAAACATTCTCTGCTTTCGGTAAAGCTATTTTTAAATTTTGTATCTCATATATTTCACCTATCTGACCTGTTTTACTTATGACTACAACATCATGCTCTTTGTTATAGCCATACTCCCACTTTCTGCCCTTATTAAGCCTCTTTAATACGTGAGGTTTTATATGGTCATCTATTACACTACATAGTGTTTGATTATAGATCATGATCTAGATCTTCCTTCAGCGAAACCTTTAAAAGTCTTTTTCTCTTCTTTAGGTACGTCATTTAACATGTCCTCTTCTTCCTGTATACGTTGAAGTATTTCAAAAGCGTCAAATATAGCTAATTTCTTAGTAGCTGCAGCATTTTTAAGTCTATCAGCTGTTATATCGTCTCCAGAGTCTACGATAGGCTCTTTAGCTACCTTTATTAACTCTTCTACCGCTGCTTGACCAGCTTGGATTATATTCTTCTTCGTTTTCTTTGTGTCCATATTTAATAACAATATCATTAGATTTCATACAATAAACTTTAACTCCCTCTACAACAAACTCCCATTCGCTGTTAGGCGTAAAGCCAATTAAGTCCCCAGGATTGATTTTAAGAGCTTCTAAGGACTTGTTACCGTATTTTAGTATACCAATAAGGCTTTGCTCTTTATCTAGCGTGTAATCGTTGTTACTTTTAATAGGGGATACAAAGCATCTGTCTCCGAAAGAGTACCAGTTGTTATTTCTATTATATAAGTAAACCTGGTCTAAAGAACAAAAGTAAAGATCTTCTTTAAAAAAAGACCTACTATTTTTTCTCTCCCCTCTCATATCATAAAACTCTCTAAATACATTATGGTGTATAATAACTATATCACCTTTTTGTATTTCTGTTTTGTAAGCTAATGGTGTTTCTACAACTACAGCAAAGTTATTTACGGATTTAAAACTTTCTATGCTAGAATTTATAATTAGTTTTTTATCACCTACTGTTACTTCGTTTTCATACCTATTACCAAGAGGTTTTATTATAAAATCAAAAACACACTTCATTAATACTCAAGATCGTACTCTATAGATATAGACATATTAGAATTAAATGTTTTCCAAGGCATAACTTCTTCACCTTTTCTTATATGTATATCGTAAGAGTTGTCGTTTTGATTATGTAGTATCGCGGTTATGATATGACCACCGTAGACTGACTGACCAACGGAGTAGTGCATAGCGTCATTTTTATAGTCTGAGCCTATACTTATTTTTCTTATATTATTTTCCATCTTCCAATGGATTATAGCTACCGTCAACCATGTTAACGTTAATTGGACCGTACTTGTCCATTAGTATTTCTTTATAAGATTCTGATCTTTTATTAGCCTCAGATAGCTCATGTAGTAACGCGTGTTTTCTACTTTCAATAACACCTACTTCAAATAAGTATTTATCTACTACTTCTTGTCTATCTTTAATAGTCTTCAACTCGCTAGAGTCAATAAACTTTAGATCAGCTTTCTTTTCTTCTTTTACTTTTTTCATTTAATTTAATTTAATTAATAATTACTACTCCTCTTTATTTTGTTTTATTTCGTTTTTTACAATAGATATTATTTTGACAATAGTGTAAGTAATAGATGCCACCATAAGAGCAACTTTAAGTACAGCATCAATAGCCGTAAACGTCGATAAAAACGCGAGAGCGTTGAATCCATATATTTTTAATTGTTCTATTCCCATTATT